CGGAGGGGCAACCGGCGGAGCCACAGGCGGAGCCACAGGCGGAGCCACGGGCGGCGCTACAGGCGGAGCAACCGGCGGAGCAACCGGCGGAGCAACAGGCGGCGCGACAGGCGGAGCCACAGGCGGAGCCACAGGCGGAGCCACAGGCGGAGCCACAGGCGGAGCCACAGGCGGAGCCACAGGCGGAGCCACAGGCGGAGCCACAGGCGGAGCCACGGGCGGAGCCACAGGCGGAGCAACCGGCGGAGCAACCGGCGGAGCCACAGGCGGCGCTACAGGCGGAGCGACAGGCGGCGCGACAGGCGGCGCTACAGGCGGCGCGACAGGCGGCGCGACAGGCGGCGCGACAGGCGGCGCGACAGGCGGCGCAACCGGAGGGGCAACCGGCGGAGCCACAGGCGGCGCGACAGGCGGAGCCACGGGCGGCGCGACAGGCGGAGCCACGGGCGGCGCGACAGGCGGAGCCACGGGCGGAGCCACGGGAGGCGCTACGGGCGGAGCCACGGGCGGAGCCACGGGAGGCGCTACGGGCGGAGCCACGGGCGGAGCCACGGGAGGCGCTACGGGAGGTGCCACGGGCGGCGCTACGGGAGGTGCCACAGGCGGCGCTACGGGAGGCGCTACGGGCGGCGCTACGGGAGGCGCTACGGGCGGCGTAACCGGGGGCGTAACTGGCGGAATTACAGGTGGCAGCGTAGGCGGCGCCACGGGCGGCGCTATCGGCATCAGGATGCTGGTATCCGTGCCGCCCAGGGCGTTGACTACGCCGGTCAGACTGAACCCAGTGGCACTGGAGATGTCCGCCAACGTGTAGCCGTTAGCCACCATGTTGTCGATGAGCGCGTCCGCCTTGTCCGCAGCGGACAGACTGGCGTCGCTTACGATCGAATTGACAAACGCTTTGATGTACGCCGCACGGTTAATCTCCGGCAACGGCGTAATGGAATCAAGCCGCACCGTGCCGTCGGCCAGCAGCGTAACCGTACCAAGATCAATAGACCCGTCGGGGCGTACGTCGATGCCAGACCCCGCAAGGTCGTCCCCCAGCACCGAGAGGTTACCGCCAGGAATAGTGGGAGCAAGCCGCAGGATCTTGTCGATATTGGCCTGCGTTTGGGAGTTGACCCCAGACTGGTTACGCGCGGCAGCCAACGAACTGGCAGCCAGCGAAGAGTTTGCGCCCTGTTGGGCCAAGGGCGAGTTGCGCAGGTTGTTGGCCGCGTCCACTCCGCTATGGATGGCAACGCCGACCTTAGTGCCGTACACCGCGTTGGCAAGGCTGTTGTTACCGTACGAGATGTCAACGCCGCGCAAGTTGACGCCGAGTTCCGCACCGAGCCCTTCAAGCACTTCCTGCACGCCTTCGGCGCCACCACGCAGCACCAGACTGGTGGCGTAGTTAGATACCTTACCGGCCAGTCGGTCGATTGGCCCCATGGGGGCTACGGCGATCGTGCCTTGCAGTGCACCGGCCAGTTGGGCTGCGCGGTTAGAGATGATCTCCCGCGCTTCGGCCATCGTGTAAGTCTTGCCGTTCTGCGCACCCTCGGCCAACAGATCCTTGTATGCGGTCGAATCGCGCAACGTGGCATCAGACAGCCCACGGATGTAGTCCCGCGCAGTCTGCGCACCCTCATTGGCAGCGGCGCCAAAGGACAGCGCGGGCCCAACGTAGGGGGCCAACCCAGGCACGGACGCGGCGGCGATCTGAATGAAATTCAGGAAGTTGCCATACAGCGTAGGGTCAGAACCAAAGTTCCACGTGTCGGGCTTGAACAGATTGCCCGAGATCACGCTCTGCTGCATGGCGGCCTGGGCTTCGGGAGACAGTGACAGCAGTTTGCCGTTCTGTACGCCCTGGATCCACGTGTTGATCTCTTGGGCCAAATCTTGACGAACCCCGGCAACTTCCATGGCGCCTGGGATGGCGGTGGCGATACCTCCAAAGCCTCCACGCAACGCTGCCTTCAATGGGTCGTTGTTGCGGGCAAAGTAGGCAACGCCCAACTGGTTCAGCGCAGTGGCCGGTATCAAATTGGTGACACGCTGTAGGGCACTCCATACGGTGTCCCCAAGCCCAGCCAACTGCACAGAGTCCGCCAACTTGCCGTCAGAGTCACGGATGCGACCGTCAGAGCCGTAGTAGAACCCCGCACCAAGGTTGACTCGATCTGCCTGCCCGTTGGTGAACGCAGCAAGTTGGTTCTGGAAATCTTTAGTCTGCGTAAAGACCGCGATCTGCTGCGCTTGCTGGTCTTCTGGGGCCTCAGCAATTCGTTCAATTTCAAGCGCGTCTGCGGCGTCCAACTGGGCCAAGTTGTCCGTCGTTATGGCACCAGCCTTTTTCAGCCGGTCCATCACAGGCTGCGTTCTGATCGCGCGCTCAAAGTCCCGGGTAGCCTGATTGACCGCCCAGTTGATCGTCGCAGCCTCAAGATTTCCACCGGTCAGCGCCGTTCGCAGCATCGTCGTCGTGTACGACCGCACGCGCGGGTCAGCATCCTTGAAGCCCGGGATCTGCGCAGTGGCGTAGGCAATTGACCCGTCGATGGCAGCGTTTTGCACCATCTTGGTCAGGTCAACTTGTTGCCCCGACAGCGACGCTTGCAGCGACTGCGTAATGGTGTTCTTTACTGCGGGGGGTAGATCATTGAACCCAGGAATCTGTTGCGTGGCGTAGTTGGTAGCAAACGCGATCGTCGTGCCCGTGAGCACGTCGCCGATGTCCTGCCCCATGATGGCCGCACGGGTGGTGTTCGCAGTGACTTGATTAACGTACTGCCCAAACTGCGGACTGCCTGCCATCTCTCCGGCGACCCTACCAAGCGCATCTCCGGCTTGGAGTCCGATGTAGGTAGCCGCCGCGTTCTTGACTGCGTTCTTTACGTCTCCGCCACTTAGCGCAGTGTTGACCACTACGCTACCGATGGCCGCGTTCAGTGCTGCACTTGCTCCGGCGTATCCCGCCGCGCTCGTGATCGCCGCCCCAATAGCCTGCCCAACACCCGGAAATGCCATCAAGCCGATGACGGCAGCAGACTTAACAAAGTCTTTGAACTCAGCGCCGCGAGTGTCCAGCAACGCTTCGTAGCGTTGAGACCTTACCGACCCGTCCGGGTTAAATACGGCGATGATTCCGGTAGGGGTTGTGGCGGTCTTGAACTGCTTGAGTTGTTCGGGGTCGCTGACGCCGTACTGGTCCAGAGTTGATTGCACCCGCTGCGCGGCAAACATACGGCGCAGATCATCGGGGTAACTGGGGCTTGTGTCGTTGTAAGCCGCGCGGAAGTCGGTGAAGAAGTAACCGTAAACCGATCCAACGTAGGTGCCGTCAGGCAGTTGCCGTCCGGGATCCGAGTAGGTAGTCGGCATATTCCGCGCCCACGCCGGAGCCGGACCTGACGGCGCTACAGGCGGAGCAACCGGCGGAGCCACGGGAGGGGCAACCGGCGGCGCCACAGGAGGGGCGACCGGCGGCGCTACGGGAGGCGCTACGGGAGGCGCTACGGGAGGTGCCACAGGCGGAGCCACAGGCGGAGCCACAGGCGGCGCTACGGGAGGTGCCACAGGCGGCGCTACGGGAGGTGCCACAGGCGGCGCTACGGGAGGTGCCACAGGCGGCGCTACGGGAGGCGCTACGGGCGGCGCTACGGGAGGCGCTACGGGCGGCGCTACGGGAGCGGTAGGCTGCGTACCGGTGACGCGGTAGTAATCGTCAAGAGTAAAAGATCTGCCAAGCGCAGCGTTCCATTTAGAAACCGTGGTCTCCGGGCTCCAGCCCTTTGCCTGTGCAAACTCTAATCCCCGCTGAGTGGCAAGCGCATGATCATTGGGATCAAGCGCGTACATGTAGTATTTGAACGCCTCCGGGGAGTTGGAGATGTCCTGCTCGATCAACTGGAGCGAGAAGTCCGGGCTGCTGTAGAACGCAAGCCCAGCAGGGTCGGGGGCGCGACCGAGGTACCGGTAATAAAGATCGTAGATAGCAGCAGTTCGCGGGTCTACATACGGGCCGCCGCTGTCTTCCGGGAATGTTTCGAATTCCTCAAGGATCGCCATGATCTTATTGCGTCAAGTCCCAGAAGGCGATGGTGCCGTAGCACTCGCCTTGCGGAGTTGCAGAATCCGCCGTGCGGATGGCGAGCGTCAGGACATCACTGGCACCGGCCAAGGACACCCCCAACTGCAAGGCCCAGTTGTAACCGGCGGGGTCAACCAGAGGCTGCGTACCGCCCGAACCGCTTGAGGACACGTAGTCTGTCTGCACCAAAGTGCCGCCAGTCATGGCTGTGGCAGACGTATCCATTTCCACGTTGGCATCCGTCGAAACGGCAGACCAAGAAGCGCCCGTTAGTGTCGCGTTAAAGAACAGACCCACTTCGTAGTTCTGACTTGCGATAGGTAGCAGTTGCATCCGCCCCGGGAGCACCACCGCACCAAGCGCCGTGGATGCCAAACGGATCGACACAACCGGCTTGAACGTCAGTTGGATGTTGCTGAGTTTGGTCGTGCGTCGCGCCAAGTGACTCGGGGAATACTGCTCGTAGCCGCCCTCAGAGATGACCGTCGAGCAAATCTGCTTCATGCTCGCGGTGGTGAGGTTGGACAGATTCTTGATCTCGTACCGCACCGGCAGGATGGCCGTGGTCATGTAGACCGAGCCAATGTCGTTGGCGTTGTTGAAGGTATGGCAGACGATGTACTGGCCATTGATCACGAACCCGGTACGCACCGAGCCCACACCCAACCATTCAAAGTCACACCAGAAAATCTGCGTCTTACTCGGATCGAGCGTGAGACCGGACGCCCCGGTGCCGTCCAACTTGTCCCCGTTCCAGTCGGCTTGGTTGACGGTGCGGACATCGCTCGGCGTTCCCGGCGTAGGCAGAGAATCGGAACGCATGACCATCGACAGCGTGGTGCCGTTGGCCTGGAAGAACACGCCGTTCTGGGTGTTGAAGTACCCCACACGCTGCCGGATGTTGGCCGTGGGTGTGTTCATGGCGAAGGTGGCAAGCACCAACAGCCCCTTGCCCGGTTGGTAGGACATGGAGCGGAACGTCTGCCGCACTGCCTCAGAGTTGAGGGTGTTGTCTACCGACATGAGTACAGTGGACTCGTTGCTCAGGAACGTGGTAGATGCACCGTTGACCGTGCTCGTATCAAACTGGTTGTCCGCAGCGTAGCGTTGCTGAGAGTCGAAGAGCGTATAGGGCTGACTGACCCGCAGCCGCCCAAAGGCATCCGTGTTGGTGCCACCAATTGAGATTGGGATGGGGGATGTCGTTGCCACGATCTGCCTCAGTATTGCGTCCAAGCGGTTGAAGTACAGACGCAGGACGTTGTTGAACTGCTCCTGATAGCGTGAGTCATAACCGCCCGGCGCAAGGGGCAGATTAGGTGGCGGCGGGACAATTGCATCTTCAATGAGCAGGCTCATCTGCGACCATCCATCCGAACGTCGATACGGGGGGAACCCAACTGCCACGCCACGCCAAGAGCAGTGGACTCGGCTTTCATAATCAACTGCCGCCCGCGCACTCGGATGTAAACGATGTTGGTGAACTGCTCAATCGGCACTGTGGCCGTACGCGTAACCGCTGCACTGCTCGACCCGCCCAGGGATTGGGGCGTGTTAAACCCAGAGCCCGAACCCTTCATGGGTATCAAGGTCATGGTTAGCGAGGGGTTGTTTGCGGTTGAACCTACAAACGTCACGTCCGGCACCATGCGCCAGATAAACCCAAAATTCTGTCCGTCTTCAATGTCGAACTCGGCAGATTCGATGTAAGCATTGATTGCGGTCGGGGTTGCAGTCTCGTTGTCATCCACACCGTTTTCATGGAAGACAAGGTTCTGGTTGTAGGTCGCCGCAATTGGGAAGTCGAGCAGGCCAGAGTCAAGCCACGCCGTGCGCCCCAGGGTGCCGTAGTACCAAATCTTCTCAAGGTAGTTGTAGACAACGTACCGATCATTGACCGTGGAGTTGGCAGATGGGTAGAACCACCAGACTTCATTGAAGCCCTCGTTGGTTCCGGCGTAAACCTGAGCCGCCTGCGATTGGTTAAAGTCGCTAAATACATGCCGACGCAAATCGCAGGGGAGCGTTTGCACGCGACCATCGTACTGGTAGAACTTGTCCACGCCCATCCAGTAGATCACGCCCGATCCAATAACCGCAGCGTTTTGACCTTCGATGGAGATGTTGTCACCCAAGAGTTGAGCACCCCACACACCCGCCTGAGCACCGAGGTATTGGATGGAGTAGATGGCGGAATCCGTGAACACCACGATTTCCTGACGGGCCTGGACTGCCGTAATGATCTCGGAGCCATGAGACAGTCGAAGACTTCCTGCCTGATTGGTGGCCGAAGGGGTCCAATTGACTGCGCTCTCCTGATCCGACCATCGGATCAGCATGGGGTCAATGGTCGATGAGCCGTAGTCGTTGCAACCAAAGCAGAACACAAACCGGTTAATGTCGGAGATATAGATGAAGTTCTGAACCGTGGGCACGTCAGACGCCCCGGACAGCGAAGACAACGCCACCCCCCGAGCGCCCAGACCAGAGTTGGCATCCCAGTAATAGATACCGCCCTTGCGAGGGCCAAAGATCAGATCTTCACCAAAGTTGTCTTGACTCCACAGCCGGATGGCCGTCTGTGTAGTGCTCGGCACGCCAACGCCCCAAGTGCCTACACCCCACGCCCCCGCGCCCCAACCGGTCAGCGGAACAACAATCTCGGGGCCAACATTGATCTGATAGGCGGCAGACACTGCCGAACCGCCTGTGGCCCCCGCAGCAACAACTGAGGGTGTGGTGATGGTGTAGGAGTTGACGTTAACGACGGTGATTTGGAACTCGGCGTTCAGCATCGAGGCGTAAGTCCCAGTCACTCCACTGAACGTAACAAAATCACCCGTGATGCCGCCGTGAGAAGGTGCAGTCACCGTAACCGTCGTGGTGCCGTTGCCCGTAAACGGATTGGTGCCCAGCGTTGTCGTCGCACGGATCGGCGTGATGTCGTTGTATGCCCCACCGTTCTCGATGTAGAACTTCAGATGCGTACCGACGCCAACCAAGTTCTCATTGGTCAAAGTCACCCAGTTCCACAGGGAGCGGCAGACACCAAGGAAAGTATTGGCAGAGATGCGGGCCCATCCACCAATCTTCTCGGGGGTGCCCTGGCGGAAGCGCACCTTGTCGCACTCATACCAACCGTTCTCGTTGGTATAGCGGGTGTTTTCCTTGTTTACGCCGGGGTTGAGTTTGAGTTTCTTCAGCGGCATGGTTATCTCAGCAGTGCCGCTTCGGCTTCACGTCTAAGGGTTAGTCCCCTCAATACGCGGCCTGCGGCCTTGTTCCACTTGACGATTTCCTCGCACGCACCCGCCCAATCCTGGGCATCAACCCGCTTCTTTAGCGTGGAGATGCGGTAGTTTCCTAGCCCGCAGTTATACGCGAAACTGATGATGGCGGCAAGGCGTCGAGCGGGTTGTTTGATCAGTATTGGCGATAGTTTGATGACGCCAACGGAGAAGTGCAGCAGGTGGCTGTCCAGGGAGGCTTCGGCCTGTTGTAGTGTCCAGACCGTATCGGGCGTCACCTCAGGCCCGGTGCTGCCGTAGCCAATCGTCCAAGGATGCCCGCCCGTGCCCGGATCGGGGTAGGCTTTGCAGTCACCGTTCGGGAGGCGTTTGGCGTAACCCTCAAAGGGCTTGCACAACGCCTCCCGTGCGATACGGATGGCTTCCGTGGTCACTTCTGGTACTTCTCAATGCTTCTTCCAACGAACCAGAACGTCAGGCACATATTGAGCATGGCAAAGTCATCTGCGTCCCATACACGGGTCATCACCTCAGACCAGTGCCCGCCGGTCTGGAACGCCATGTAGATTGCAGCGGCCTTCACCGTGGCGTACATGAAGAACAGCGCCCAGGTGATGCCGGGACGGACAAGGGCAGAGACTGCCGCCACAAACCATCCGGCTTCCTTGGCAGTCGTGGCCTGCTCCTTGAAGGCTTCCTTAATGGCATCGAGTTGGTTGACGCTGTAGTCAACGTACCGCTCTTCCATCTTGAACTGGCCGCGCATCTTCTCCAGATCGGTCTGAAGCGTGAACATCGACAGTTCGTGCTTGCGCTCGTTGCCCTTGTCCATGAACTTCAAAACTTCCGGGGCAAGCCGGAACAGGCCACCAAAGATGCTACCCAGTAGCCCGCCACCAAGAATCTCAAACATCACTTGTTCCCCCTGGCAATACGCTCACGTTCCTCAAGCAGCCTGACCTTGACCTGCAACTCATTGATGTGCGCCATCAGTTGCTCTTTCTGAATCTGCCTGCGCTCGGCGCTGATGGGGCTGTCAGTGGGCGTGCCTTCCTTCGTGATGAGGGCAGGCATCTGCCCCTCGATCTTGGTCAGACGCTCAGAAAAGGATGCAACCTGCCCCAGTAGCCACGCCAGTGCGGCCACCACGATGGGGATAACTGCCTTGAGTACGTCTGACCAAGCCATGCCTATTCCCTTGTGGCCGTAACCACATCCTCACCCTTGCTGACCGTCACCTTGTCGCCTTGCACAGTCACCTTCATGGGCTGCTCGGGCTTGTCCAGGCGGTCTAGTTTGTCGATCAAAGTCTGGATGACCTTGAACTCAGGCTTCTCCTGCTTCTCAGCAGTACCGGCGATGCCATTCATCATGTTGATGAGGGCAACCAAAGCACCGCCAATCATCGTCATCACCGCCGTGATGGCTGAGTCGGACAGGAAGTAGGAGGAACCCACCCCGATCAGGACGATCAGGGTGATGTAGAAGAGGCCAAACCTGCCGATGGATTTACCGGCAACTTCTTTGGCCGTTTCGGCGGGTTTGGTTTCTTCCATAATCAGGCGGGCGGATTAGGCCAGTTGATGTTGAACGGGAATCCCGCTTGCGCTGGCACATCCCGAAGGGCTTGCCGGTACACAGCCCATGCGGCTTTATCCACCGAGGCGTCTGAGAGTTGGGTCCAGTCAGAAGCGGTAAGCAATTGGTTGCGCGCGGCGCGCATTTCAACGCGCTTGGCATGCATCACCTGTGCCTTGTCCGTGTCGGTTAGAGGGATGAGGGTTTGCCGCGCAACCCACTCTCCGTTCTCGTTACTCGCAGCCCAATCTCCCAGGCGATAGTTTTCGCTATCGTAGGATTCCGTAAGGATTGGACGGCACTGAACTAACTCATATCCTTCAACAGTCCCCGCAACTGTCTGCGGAAACAGCGCAACTAGGTCCGTACTTGGAAAATTCGTGGTGGGATTCTCCGCCAACAAATCACCAAGCCCATACGGAAACTTTGCTACAACTCCGTCTTTAATTTTTGCAAACATTTTATGCTCCGTAGTTAACGATTCTTGAGGTGGCGTTGAAGCCATCGACCAAACAACCTACAAACGCCGATATATTTGGATATAGGTTAGTTAGGCCGGCACTTGAAGAAAAAACAAATATCTGGACATAATTTGTTCCGCCAAAATCATAACTACTTGTGCACCAAACAGATTGAGTCGAACTCAACCCCATTTGAATTACTGATGTCAACCATGAGGTATAACCAAAAGTGTACGCTTGATAAAGTAGAGTTGGTGCCCCAGACTCGTTTATAAGCCAAATATCTCTTAAGTTATCCGATCCTGACGTGCTCCATCTCAGCGCAATAGCAAGTCGGCCCGAAGCCCCCTGAACCATTGCAGCGGGCGCATAGCCGTTACCATAGACATTGTTCGCTACGGAATTAACCTGACTAAATCCCCCAATAGAATTTGCCAACCGAAAAATTTGATTGTCAAGCGTGCCCAATAAGGCTCGACTTCTACCATTGCTATAGTCGTAATCTAATGTCGCGCCCGACGGCCTTGAAAAATTGTTGGTTGTTAAATTACTATTTAACACTGACATACTGCCCGTGTATGGGGCGTATATGACCAAATATCGCGTGTAAGTCGTAGGGACCGGATAATCATCAAAACCACAATACCCAATAAAACTGCCATACGTCCACACTCCATTATTCATAGTCCCCATGGGGGCAATCTGAGGAGAAGAGTACGATTCCCCAGAGGAGGACGCAGTGCTAAACTCTCCAGCAGAAGCAAGTGTAGTATCAACGGTAAAACCACCAGTATCGTTATTATGAGTCCAGCGTGTAGCAAGTAAAGTCCCCGCAGCGTCTCTTCCCGCAGATACAACTTTGGCCGGCAACACAGGATTATTGTTGTTGCCTATAACTGCCACATCGCAATTTCCCGCGCCCGATGGGGTAAGGTTTACTACACCACCAAAAGTATTGTTAATGATGTTGAAATAATAAATAGCGTTGGTGCCGACATCAAACCAAGTATAGAGCCAATCGCCAACGCGCATTAACTTCATTCCTTGGCTATACCCAGTAGTTATGGATACATTGAAATCTATAGTTCCAGTATCTTTGTTAAAAAAACTTACCCGCGTAGGGTACGCCACAGTGCTGGGCGTAACGCTTGGTTTGTTTGGAATTAAAATATAAGGGGTCCAATCGACAATTCGCTTACCCCCTGCGGTAAAACCAAACCCCTTTGCAGACGCTGCGCCACGAGTTTCGAGCAATGGCATATCTACCCCTTATGCAAACTTGGTTTGCGAAGCGAACACCGAATATGTACCGCTCCCAGTCTTAATTACCGTGTACGAGTAGATGTCCACGCTGCTTGCATTCCCGGAGGTGGGGGCGGTGCCGCCTTGCCATCGGGTTGTGACCCCCGAAGTCGTACCATCCACCTGCACCGAGGTGTTGTAGTAGGCTGTTCCGCCATTGGTTACCAAGAACGCCACCGTCACAGACTGGCCCGTAGAGAGTGCCGTGTTGAGACTTGTGCCGCTTGAGGCCCGGATGTTGACGGTGAAGTTGCCTGATGCATTAGCCGTGTAGAACAACACCGACTGTGTGGTCACGTCGTAGTTGATTGTGCCGGTGGCGGCAGTAGCAGTTACCGTAACCGTTTCTGCGGCGTCGTTGAGCACCATCGCCAGTACGCTGCTAGAACCTGTAAAGGTCTGAGTGCCGGTAAACGTGTTGTTGGCAGTAGTGACCGGAATGTTGGCTCCGGCCAAAGTCGTTGCGCCTGTGCCGCCGTTGGCAACAGGCAGCGTGCCAGTCACGCCCGTAGAGAGTGGCAGTCCGGTAGCATTGGTCAATGTGCCGGAGGAGGGAGTTCCCAGTGCGCCGCCGTTGACGACGAAGGCCCCGGCAGAACCAACTGCCGTACCAAGCGCCGTAGCGACGTTAGTACCGAGCCCGGACACACCCGTGCTAATAGGCAAACCCGTAGCGTTGGTCAGCGTGCCGGAGGATGGAGTCCCCAAGGCACCGCCGTTGACAACAAACGCCCCACTAGAGCCGGTGTTTACACCAAGCGCCGTGACGACTCCAGTACCTGTGGTGATTGTGGAGGGGGCTGCACCTGCGCCGCCGCCGATCACCAGCGCATTTGCCGCCAGTGCGCCGGATGAGGCCAGAGTATTGGTGGCCGAATAGTAAGGCACCCCGCCAGAGGTACCAGAAGTCAGGCCAGTACCGCCGCTACCAACGGCAAGTGTCCCCGCAACAGTCACCGCGCCAGAAGTAGCGGTCGAAGGCGTCAGGCCCGTGGTGCCAAAACTGATGGTGGAGACCCCATCCGCAGCACTGGACGCCACCTTCACATAATCGCTACCGTTCCAAGCAACGATGGCGCTCTCTGCTGCCACCAAGGTAACGCCCGTAGTTGGGCCTGCTCCAACAATCTTGACCGATTGACTGGTGGACGTTGCGTTGATGATCAGGTAGTTGCGGCTTGACGCTGGAGCCGTGATGGTCAGCAAGCCCGCCGGATTGCCCGTGCAGTTGATCACCGCGTACTGAGCAGAGCCAGAAGAGCCCGAACCAACCTGCGTCAGCGTGGAGCCGTTGGTAACCGTCAGTGTTACCGCTGTCTGAGAGCCGCTGATGGTCTGAGTACCGGCAACAGCCGAGTCTACATACTGACTGATGTAGTCGTTGACCGTATCGCCCCAGGTGCCGGACAGTTCGCCCGTGACCGGGAGAGCCAGACCAATAAGGGAGGTATATGAGGTGGGCATCTGATGCTCCTATTGCGTATTGATGAGTGTCCAACCCGCATTCTGATTGGTATTGATTACCGACCATCCGCGAATCAAAACAGTTCCGACAGCGCCCGTGCCCTGCACTCCAGTGACCGTGATACTGTCGTTGATTTTGAAGGTAACAGTGCCAACTTGTCCAGTCGCTGAAA